GAACATTTGTACACCTAGGCTATCGCGAAGATTCTCCACCTGGTCATTTAACAATGTGGGTATATTAATAATGTTTAGCCAGCTAATAGCGCCAATAAGCACAATTATAGATAAATTTATCCCCGATGCTGACATGAAAGCTAAGATAGCTTTTGATTTGGCTACTCTTGCAGACAATCACGCGCAGACATTAGCGCTTGCACAGATAGAAGTTAATAAAGCAGAGACTAAGGGTAATTGGTTTCAGTCAGGATGGCGACCAGCTACCGGGTGGGTCTGTGTATGCGGCTTTGCTGTAAACTTTCTCATTTCACCCTTGGCGGCAGGGTTTGGCGTTGTCATACCTCAAGCTGATTTATCGGTAATGCTGCCAGTATTGGCGGGAATGTTAGGGTTAGGCACATTAAGAACATTTGAACGAACTAAAAAGGTCGGTAAAGCATGAAAACTTATGGCAATAAATCAAAACCTAAAAAAGTTAAGAAACCTAAATAAAGTGATGTTTTTATGAGCGTGACAAGAGAAGAGCTACAGAAAGCAACGGATTTGCTTAGTCAAAAGATTGATGATCGACATGATAAAATTATAACTAAATGGGATGAACTAGCCAGCTCTATTAACGGCATGAACATAAGCATAGGCAGGTTTCTAGAAAAGTTTGATTATCAAGAAGAGGCAAACGAAAAGACAAGCGACGAGCTACGCAAAATACAAGCGCAGCAGCATCTAATGTTAATAAGTATTGTAGAGCTACAAACAAACCAGAAGAACAGTAAAAACTTTTGGGATAAGTTTGGCGTGCCTCTCATGTTGCTAGTATTTGTCGGGTTGTCTGCGATAAACTATTTTAAAGTATCAGTGTAAACAACGCTTATCAGTGATAAGTAGCAAATAATTCAGTGGATTAGGTAAATGTTAGAGATTAAGTATAGATTAACATCTGAGTTGATCGGATATGTCAACAACAGCCGAACTCACTCAGAAGAGCAGGTTTCTCAAATATCGGCAAGCATCAAGGAATTTGGCTTCACTAATCCGTTATTGCTTGATGAAGGCAGCGGTATCATTGCAGGTCATGGCAGACTTTTAGCGGCTAAGAAGTTGAGCATGGATGAAGTGCCAACAATAACGCTTATAGGTTTGACTGACATACAGCGCAAAGCCTATGTGATAGCAGACAACAAGCTTGCATTAAATGCAGGCTGGGATGAAAACCTTTTAGTATCTGAGTTTAAAGATATACATGCGCTAGATTTTAATTTTGATTTAAGCATCATCGGATTTGATGATGCAGAGATTTCAAAGTTATTTGATGAAACTGGTGGTGTTGTGATTGACGATGCTATAGAAGATTTATTATTTGACTCAATTTCTGTAAAATTTTTACCATGCGACAGGACTGATATAATGAACGCGATCAATTTAGCGATTGCCTGCTTTAATGATGCTCACTTGCTATGTGTTGATGATGAGTAAGTTTAAAGGCAAGAAAACAAACAACGCAAAAACAAACGTAAAGGAAAAATTAAGGCTTTCGATTTTAGGCGTTATTGACAATCCATCTGTGCTAGAAGTTTTTTGTGGCTCTGGTGATATGTATAACAAGGTTTGGAATAAAGCAGACAGTTACACCGGGATAGACAAAATAAAGTATTTTGATAAAAGAGAGACTATTTGCGGCGATGCTTTAAAGGCAGTTAGTTCAATAGATTTGACTCGGTATAATATATTTGACATAGATGCTTACGGATCACCCTATCAAGTGCTACAGGTTATAATATCGCGCCTTGATCGCAGCAAGAAAGAGTTTGGTTTCACGATAACAGATGGTTCGTCAATGGATCTTAGGCTTGGGAGGATAAGTAAAGGGTTAAGATATTTCACTGGCATAAACTTTCATGTTGCAAAAAAAGCAGGTGTACTTCATGACTTATTTATTAAAGATGTTGTTGCTAAAATAGAGAATGACTTAAATGGAGTTTGCAGCAACATGCTTATAGCAAAAGGAAAAACAGGCGCAGCAGTAAGATACTACGCCTTTAAGTTAACTATTAATGATGTTGTTTAACTCTTAATGGGTTGTGATACCCATCAGGGAGAAATTTCTGGAGATCTTTTTTGATATAATGAGCAGATCCGAGAGAATCGCATAAATCTATCATTCTGTGAGTATATGACTCCCAGTCTGTTGTTTTAGTCATAGGTAGATAGTTTGCACGTCCTACTTTAAATAAATCAACATAACTATGCGTTTCCTGAACAATCGCAAGACTTGATTCTATGTCAAGCGTAGGCTCTAAGCTGACCCATGTGAATATACCAGCTTTGTGAAAAGTCTTTATTGCTTCAATTCTGTCTTCGGGTAGTGCAGCGCCAGACTCCCATTTTTTAGAAAATGCAGAATCTAAGCTTGTTAATGTTGTTGCAAAAGCATCACGATCATGCCTAAATAAATCAATGTCACGTAGCGCCCTTGTTCCGCCCTTTGTTAAAGTGCAAAATGATAGCCCATGGTTTGCCAATACTTGCAGCACCTCTCTTGTTAATGTTGTATCATATGGGTGATATGGATCAGTTGTAAAACTAAGCATAACTTGATTAGTAGATCCTAAGTGTTGATACTTCCTGGCGTCACGGGTGAGCTTTTCAGTATAACCGGCACGCTCTACGGCACCACTATCGAACTTTCTTCTGTCCATGCGAAGAATATTTGGAACATAGCAATAAGCACACTTATGTCCGCATCCGCTGTAAGGGTTTGCTGCAAGACACGAATACTCTAGGGCCTGCCCTTTGGGGGCGTATATAATGTTGCAGCCTTTGACACTAATACCGTCTTCGTTCATAATTGGGTTGATTGGCCTGCCACCATTTAATCCATTAGCTTTAGATGTTTTAGACCTGCTGTCTGTTGCTATTATCATAATTTACTCTTGCTTCTAGTTAGGTTGTAAAGCAACACTATAACCTATATTAACAATGAAAGGTAGCGGTTCAATTGAAAAATTACAAAAATTTACAGTGTATTATTAATCTTATGGCCTTTAATTAATGTCTAGGCCTACAAAAAACAATCCCAAGGGCGCTCATAAAGACGTAACTATCACAGGCAAGCAAGCTACACACGCCGAAAGCGGCAAGACATTCAGCGAGATGTATAATGTCGAGACCTAGAAAGACGCTTACAGCAGCGCAAGTGACAGAGGTCGAGACATTGGCTGCGGTACTTAACCAAGAGCAGATAGCTGACTACTTTGGGTTTAGTCAAGACACATTTCAGCGTATGATGGAGCGAGATTCTGAGGTTTTGCGGTCTTATAAAAGGGGAAAGGCTAAAGCTATCGGGTCAATCGCCGGTAATTTAATTGGACAAGCTAAAAAAGGGAATGTTGCAGCAGCTATATTTTATTTAAAGACGCAAGCAGGCTGGAAGGAAGCACAAGAGGTTAAGATTGAAGCAACCAATGTAACAACTACTAGAGTTTTTCACGTTGTCGAGTGAGCGAATAGAGATTACACGACCACAAGAGTTGCTTATAAACTCACCTCATACTAACCCCGCTATGTTTGGTGGCTTTGGTTCTGGCAAGAGTGAGGGTATTATTATTCGTTTAGTTACATTGATGGAGCAAGACCCAGGCATTAGCGTAGGTCACTACTTTCCATCATACAAATTGGCAAAGCGTAGAGGCTTAAGCGGCGTACAGGCTTATTTGAAGCGATTGGGTTATGAGTACATACTAAACAAGTCAGACCTTACGATTACTATTCCAGCGCTAGCTATGGGGGTGTATTACTTAGACACTTATCACGACCCTGATTCTATTGTATCGTATGAAATTGCCCATGGTGGTGTAGATGAGCTAGAAACTCTTATTATGGACAGAGCAGAGCACGCATGGCGCAAGATATCAGAACGGGTTAGGCAGAAAACAAATCACCATTGCGGCAACACACTAGCAGTCGCAAGCACTACAGATCAAGGTGTCAAAGGGTTTTGCTATCAGAAGTGGGGCAACGGCGAAAACATTGACAAAGGTTATCATTATATTAAGGCTGGTACGGACAGTAACAAGTTCTTGCCGCCTGGTTACGTTGAGCAGATTGCAAAAAACTATGACTCTGTTATGGCCGATGCATTTATATACGGGGGCTGGGTAAGCTTCACAGCTAATAAAGTCTATCACTTCTTTAGCCGAGCAAAGCATCATACAAATCGAGAGATTACAGATACAGACA